ATGGAAACTTATGATATATATTTTAAAGAAGGTACTGATTTTGCTAATAAAGGATTTTCATTGAAGGATAAGGCTAAGGCTATTAGAATGGCTGAAGATATGTTGGCTGAACGCAAAGGATATGTGAAGGATTTTGTTGGAGGAACTATTTCCGTAATGTGTAAAGAAACGAAAGAGGAAGTTTGGTCCAAGCCGATAGAGGAGGTTTAAGACAACTTTTACACCTCTTTTTGCCTAGTCAATCACAGAGTTGTCAAATACAACCCTTGATTATATTTATGGTGAGTTCGTTATTGGCGGACATAAATATTTCTTTCTCTTCTAGGAATTTCCGGTATATTTCTCCCTTCATGCTTTTTGCCGGGCTGATATGGATAATGTCAGGTTTCATCCGATTGAGCGATGATTCTTTTTTATAAGATGCTTCAGTATAATTTTTCTTTCCATTCTGTACATTTTTGACATATAGTTGTTATTCATTAGCTGAATACATCGTAAACTCACCAATGAAGTCTTCTGTATAAACAGAGGTTAGTTACATAAATTTATAGTGATTTTTTGTCTATAATATATTTGCCATTGAAGTCTTGTTAGATTCCTTTGGTTCTTCTCTGTTTCCGGTGCTTGAGTAGCAGATCCATTGAATGTTTTTCCCTTTGTCCTTTGTGTAATATGGCAAACATAAAAGGAAAAAGAATTTATGTTGTTTGAACAATTAAGTTAGAACGTGTGTTTATATAACTATTGTGATTATTGTTGTGCCGATGGTGTACAGGCATTGATACAACAATGATTTTTCATAAAAACTTTAAATTTATAAATTTAGGTAGCCCTGACTTGTGATAAGTCGGGGCTATTTGCTTATTATGTGCTATTAAACTTGGTCAACTATTGGTTAACAATTTTACGCAACAGTAACTCTTTGATGCAAAAGTGATAAATAAAATTTTTTGTTCACATGAAAAAAACTTTCTCAAAAGCTTTGTAGTATTGATTTTCTATGTATCTTTGCATCGTTATTATTTCGCGGGGTATTAGCTCATCTGGCTAGAGCGTTAGACTGGCAGTCTAAAGGTGGCGAGTTCGAGTCTCGCATGCTCCACATTATATTCTGATTTTAAGCTATTTATAAAAATAAGGGACTAAAACAGGGACTTATATCTTATTAAACAAACTCATTGCTGTTTCTTTTGCTTTGTCAGCAATTTCAATATATGGCTTCATTGCAGCGTAGTCTGAATGCCCAGTCCATTTCATTACAATATTAGGTGCGATGCCAAGCATAAGCGCATTACATATAAATGTGCGTCTTCCTATATGACTGGATAGAAGTTCATACTTCGGTAATATTTCTTCGATCCTTTCATTGCCTTTATAGTATGTAATGGTGGTAGGAGCGTCAATATTACATAGTTTCCCTAGAGTTTTTAAATAGTCATTCATCTTCTGGTTTGATATTCTCGGGAACACGTATCCTTTTGTTCTTATGTATCTTGTCAGAACCTCTTTTGAATATTTATTTAATTCTATACGCAAAGGATCATTTGTTTTTATGGTTGTTACTTCGATGTGATTATCAAATACATAAGACCATTTTAAATTCTGCATGTCAGAGAAACGTAATGATGTGAAGCAGCAGAATAAGAGCATGTCTTTTATCTTTGCCAAGTATCCCATTTCTTCGGGTATAGATGTGTCCTTTATTGCCATAAGCTCGTCCCAAGTAAGATATATTACCTTTCGGGGAATGGTCTTTAGTTTGGGTTTGTATGTCTCATAGGCAAGCTCTTTGTTGTATCCCATTTTGGTAGCCCAACGGAGAAACCATTTAAATATATTAATATCTTTCTTTATTGTTGTATTCTTTAGTGACGGATTTCCTGTGTCATCGGTTATGCTAAGCATATAATCAGTCAGTTTGTTTAGTCCATCTTCTGTAAGGTCTGAAAATTCAAGATTCGGGGCGAAGTTCTGAATATGTTTTTTTACAGTGCGATGTTTTCTGTAGGTAGAATCGGTCCAACTCTTCTCCTTTCTTTCTTTGATGATAAATTCGTCATAATACTCATATAGGCTTTTCCCTTTTTCTTCTATTTTACCCAACTTTAAATTAAACGCATTTCTGAATTCCTCCGCAGTAGGGGAAGTCCCATTTTGCTCAAATGTGTAAAAGACCTCATCGGCCAGTTCCTCATAATGCGATATCTGCCTGTTAATTATTGCTGCTGATACTTTCTTCTTTCCATGGTAGGTGTTTGATTTGCATCTTTGTGCTTCGGATATCCATTTTGATACTTCTATCCGGTATCCTACATTGAATGCTACGGTGTTACCTTCCCATTTAATTCTGTACCTGAGTTTAGCGTCTGTTTTGTCTTTTTCTTTATCTAAAAGGAAAAGGCAGTTTCTTTTGATAATCATAGTGTTATGTTGTATATGTTTGTTTATTCAGATTAATTATTTTAGAAGTATCATTTTGTTCCGTCTCTATCTTATTGCATACTATAAGATCTAGCTTAATTCCGGAAACAAGCTTTTCCAGCCTATCATGTTGTTCATTCATCTTATGGACAACTTTCTCTAGTTTGTGTATTATATCATTGCCCATAATTAAGGTTTTAATGTCCTTAAAAAAACATGATAAGATGTTTATTTGTTTAGCTTACATTTTGTTTTTCTAACTGAACTTTCAAATTTGCGTTTTCATCTTTAAGCACTTCGACAACATTTAGCAAATCATCCATACGTGTTTGGTATGTTTCTATTACTTTGATAAGGACTTCAATAGTCTTTTTACTATCTATTTGTTCTCCCTGTAAATCTATGTTGATATTTTTTGTTTCAATTTGATGTGGTGCGGATGTTTTATTCGTTTTTGATTCTAAGTAGGGTGATGTGGGTTGAGGCTTAAGCATATCTCCTTCACCACGGAGTAGCCATTCCGATGAAATATCTTCAAATGAGCTTAGTATTTTTGATATTGTATCAAGACTAATAGAACGTTCTCCTCGCAATTGTTGATTTATTGTTTTTTGGTTTGAACCAATCATTTTTGCAAACTGACTCTCTGAAACAGATTTTTGTCTGCAAATGCTAATAACCCTTTGTAAAACACCTTCTTCCATATTTTATTATTTAGAATTATAATAAATAGAGCTATTGAACTAAGTTTTTTCTTTTAAAATATTGTTTTAAGCTCAAAAGCTCTTATATTTGCAGCGTGAAAAACGAATTAATTTAGTTCCGTTTCGCAACGACAATAATTAATATACAAATATATGAATAAAAAAGAAAGAACCAAAGAAATCCCACGGGTAATCGTTCCGCAAGGTGCACAAAAACGCATCGCATCTCATTTCGGGGTTAGCGGTGAAACAGTACGCAAGGCATTAAAGTACATTATTAACACTGAACTCGCAGTAAGAATAAGGGAAGAGGCGATAAAGAATTATGCTGGCGCAGAATCCATTATAAAAATAAGAGTATAACAATTTAAAACAAACTGTCATGATACCCATAAAAGATGAAACCAGATTGATAGACCTCACAATAGGCGAACTTAAGAGCGTGTTAAGTAATATAATCCGTGATACGATGTCGGGATGTGATGTCAAGGACAAGGAACAGGATTACGTGTACGGGCTTAAGGGTATATGCCAGTTGTTCGGTTGCTCTAAAAATACTGCAGCAAAGTTAAAGGATGGAATATTGAAAAAAGCGGTATATCAGGATGGTCGTAGAATCTTGACTGATCCGGTGATGGCAAGGAAGCTATTCAACAACTATTATTCAAAGAAGAATTAATAAAATGAGCAAAGCAACCGATTTTATAAATAATAAATGCTACCAGCTTGGCAATCCGATAGAGCCGTTGATTTTTAAAGCTGACGCATTGGAGGCTGTTAATATCGCATCCAAGGAAATAGAGGAACGAGCTGTGAAAGTGTACCGACAGTTATGTCCTTGTTATCAAAATGGGAAATGCAAGCATTATCCCCACAACCAAAAACAAGGTAGCCAAATATGTGATATCGAATGTGATCGTATAAGTCATCTAAAGAAACAACTGGCTTGTATCTCAACAGATAAATAAATTTCTTCCCTCCCGTAAGATTCGTGGTAACAACCGGTTTAAGCCGTTGAGGGGAGCTGCTTAAAGTTCTTTCACATCATTGTAAATGCTCATATGGTGTAACTCATAAGCCGTATGATGCAGACAAACAGACTGATTATAGGAGTCAATACCAGCAGGGATGCCGTGACGTATTGAGGGTCTATAATAATAATTGATTGAACATACTTTCGGTGCACCGATTTGTCCTTAGTGCATTAAGTAAACTTGGTTGGGCACAAGTACCGCCGAAAGGTCTAATATATCCCCTCCCGTAAGATTCGTGGTAACAACCGGTTTAAGCCGTTGAGGGGAACAATATAAAAAATTGTATTATGAAAACAGCTAATTTTATCCTGTCTATATTTGCCACCCTATGTTCCTTAGGAATGATTTATGGTGCGATAGTTACGGAAAGTCCTATAAAATCCGTATCGGTGATTATATTTTCTATTATCTCATTATTGTGTGTGAGATTGGTGGCAATGACATATAAGGAGTTAAAGGAATATGAATGATTTTTTCATCTAGTTTTTTGTGTTTATAATGTTAATTGCATAATTTGTCCGTGCCGGTGTGTGAATATAGGTACGGAATTTCACCGTCCATGGCTGGTACTGTCTAAGGAAATAAGCATAAATAATTATCTGTTCTAATCTCTACTTTTATTTAACGGATAGTATGGCGGTCCGATTCCGCTGACGGTGGCTGTAGGTTGTCATAATAAAGTCGTTTAGGTTTTGCTCCTGTAGTCTGTGAAGATAACAGGAGCTTTTTAATTGGAAACAAGTTAAATTATGGATATAAATATAATAAAGGAGAAAGCCAGAGAGTATGCAAATGGTATACATGGGATTACGCACAAAAGAACAGCATCGGTGGATTTTGAGAAAGGTGCTCGATTTGTTTTGGAATCCATAAAATGGAGGAATGCAGAAAAAGATCCTCCACCATTAGACACAAGAGTGCTTGTGAAGAGTTCCGGGAATTTTGTGAATACCGGGATGTTGGTATTCGATAGTGAGCATAAGAAGAACATTTGGATATGTGGAAATACTAACCGGGCATGGGACATTGATTTTTGGAAACCATTGCCACAATAATATAAATATCATGGAAAAGAAATATCAAATAACAAGTTACCAGCTTGTGTATGCCAGTGGTGGCAGGGATACAGTAAAATTGTTCATGCCTGTTATGGTGGATGATTTGGAGAAATACCGCAACAGTATCCGTGCGACACATGAATGTGTCGGTGTAAATCTTACTTATACCGAACTGCCATGAATCCATATATAGTTCAAGGCGTAACGCTTGTGTTTTATGACGGAGAACGTGAGGAACTGTCTATCTTGGATAATAAGATTACTGACAGACCTCCCAAACTTCTTAAAGAGCAAATTCTTGACGGATTTTCCAAGATGGAGAATCCTCCGGTTAAAGTTGAACTTAAAATAAAATGGTTATGAAGAAAGGTGATAAAGTACGTGAGATAGGTGATACGCTGACAGGTACGATTGTTTATATCGCTAACGGGTATGCTGATGTCAAATATCCTAATATGAAGGGTGTATGCTCGTTGCCGGTCCAATTTCTTGAAAAGGTATAGAAATTATAACTATGAGAACTATAAGACAGATAAGCGATGAACTGGATAAACTATATTCAGAGCTTGATATAGTCCAGTCAATGAGTGAGGAATCGGTAAGGCTCATCTTCAACGCTGACTGTAAAGGTAAATATATATCCTTGCTTAATGAAGAAATCGATTCTCTTGAAAACGAGCTTGAAGAAGTGGAAAGATATCATGGCAGGAAGCGGAACTTTGTAAGGACTGCGGACCTGCCTTTTTTGTGTTGGTAAAAGCGAACATTTTAAAATTTAAATATTATGCCTATAGTTAAGAAAAATGATGTTTTGCCGGAGCGTCCTGTAATTATTGTATTATATGGAGTACCCGGAAGTGGGAAAACCTCAGTAGCTACAACAGCGGATAATCCTTTATTGATAGATTGCGACAGGGGGGCAGACCGCGCAGTACAACGTTGTGATACCATAATGGCTAAATGTTGGAAAGATATTGATTCAGAACGTGAATCTATGAAAGATTACAAAACAATAGTTGTCGATACAGCCAAATCAATGATAGACGATTATCTGAGTCAATATGCTATTGACAATAATTATAAATTGAAAACAAATACTTTAAAACGGTTCGGGCAGATGGGCGAGGACTTTAAAGAGTTCGTCAACTTTCTTCGCTCGAATGGTTCTGACATTGTTTTTATATGCCATGACAAGGAAACGGCAGACGGTGATGTGATAAAGCACTCTCCGGATTGTACAGGGCAATCAAAAGACCTGCTTGTTAGGATAGCTGACCAAGTTGGATATGTATTCATACAAAATGGGAAACGTTCTATTTCATTTGCACCGTTGGATAATTTTGTAGGCAAAAATGTAGCAGGACTTGGAACTGTGGTAATACCTGATTATGGAACAACCGAGTTTGATACATGTATGTCTGACATTATATCGAAAGTGAAGATATCGATTCAAGGAAAAGGAGAAGCGCAAGCAAAAGCTAACGAACAGCTTGCGGCAATACGTGAACAGCTTGCCGCCGCAATGACCGATGAAGATATTCTTGCCTTGATGAAGGCTACAAAGCTATTACCTAAAATTATGCGAGTACCCTTCTTTTCTGAGATGCAGAAGAGTCTTGCAGCAAAAGGATTCACTTTCGATCAAGATAAAAAGTTATTCGTGAAAGTATGATACCGCTAATTCGCGTAACAATTTTAGAAGCATTCCGAAAGTACATAGAGCAAAGCGATTATGCCAACTATGAAATAACGGAGCAATCCGTTATTGACAGTATAACAGGCAAGTTCACGGGTAATGTGTATACAAAAATTGGACAGGCATTTCATAAAATAGTGGAAGAAGGTACACCGAAATGTGATAAAGTAGATGCAGGAGAACGTACCTTCCTCCATTATAATAAAGAACAAAAAGAGCCTGTTCCTTGTGGTAGATCCTTTGACATTGAAGGTGATAAAGTGATTATGGATATTGCACAATGCAATACCGCGCTTTCCTATCGTAACGAATACCCGAATGCTTTTCATGAGATAAGACTGTATAAGGATTTTGGAGATGCTATTATAACAGGATGTGCCGATATGGTGAATGGTGTGGAGATCAGGGACATTAAGACTAAATATTCTTATCCTGCCGATGCCGATTACATCAATTCTTGCCAATGGCGATTTTATCTCCAGCTATTCAATTTAGACGTGTTTCACTTTGACTTGTTCATCTTTGAAGGATACGACAAAGATAAGCATGGATATGATGTCAGAGGACTTCCACTGAAACGATATGAGCCTTCTATCACATGTTATCGTTATGATGGTATGGAGCAAGATAATATGAATCTGCTACACTCTTTTTTAGAGTGGGCAGAATACAGAGATTTAACCAGGTATTTATTAAAAGAAAAAATAGAAAATTAATTATGGCAATTTTAAGTGGTTCTATCTGTCTCTCTGATATACCTCGTGAGCAGATGAAGAAAATTAAGTGTAAAGACGGAGTTGAAAGAATCTATGTGAATGTGGCTGTTATCGAGCGCAAAGAGAAATCCCAGTTCGGACATACGCATTTCATCACTTGTTCTCCTAAAAAGGAAGAACGGGTAGAAGGAAGGAACTATATCTGCGGAGACCTCAAAGAGTTTGTACCTCAGAATACATCACCTAGCCCAGAGGATATAAATAATGCGCCAAGCGTGTCGGATGATGATCTGCCATTTTAGCCTATGAAATACGATGGTTCCAATCCTCTCCACGTCCAGCAGGCAAGAGCGAAGCTGGAGAAGTTGATAAAGGAACAGAAGGTATTTGAACTGACGGAAAAGAGACCGCAAAGATCTTTAAATCAGAACAAATACTTATGGCTTCTTATTGGATATTGGGCTACACAAACTGGATATACAAAGGACGAAGCAGAGTTCATATACAAGGAAGTAAACAAGGACATTTATTTTGTAGAGAAAGAAATAGCTGGTATAAAGACAATATATGTCAGGCACACATACGAACTCGATACAAAAGAAATGTCCTTATCTGTTGAGAAATGGAGAAACTGGTCGGTTATGAATGATGTATTCTCTGTATATCTTCCTGCCCCTAATGAAGAATCCCTGTTACAATTAGCCCAAATAGAGGTTGATAGAATGAGTAAATATCTTTAAAAAATGAAACTTACTTTGACAAAACAAGAAGTGCTTCTCATTCAGTTACTTCTTCATATTTATAAAAACGACTTGCCCAATGACGTGACAGAGAAGCATGGACGTTTTGTCGGGAAGCTGTACAAGAAAATCAAAAGACAAGTTATTAATCAATTAAAATAATATGAAAATTACAATCAACAAACCAACAGAATTTGAAGCGGTCTACTTAGAAGTGGATGCAGGTGTACGCTATTGGGATGACGGATACATCAACGGTATGGAGGATACCGATTGTGAAGAAACGGATGGAATCCCCCAGATGCCTTGTGCCGAATATATGGGAGAACAACACATGGTGCTGCGTGGTTATAACTGGCGTTGGCGACCACTGATAGATATTGAAACAGGACAAATAGTCAACTGGTCCCAAGGAACAACTGCCCGTGTTCATTATAAAGTGTGCGATGATTTCCTTTGTGATATTCTTGATGGGAACAAAAACGTTATCACCTCTTATGACGGATATGTACCTAAGATTATGTGTCCGGCAGATGAAGGATATGGCGACTACATCATTATGAATATTGATGAGAATGGATTTATTCAAGGATGGAAAAAAGAATTGATTAAACGACTAATACAAGAAGAGGACTGATTATGGAAAGCAACATATCACGAGATCATATTGCGCTTGAAGCGATGAAGTGCATAATGATGACAGCAAAACGCAGAAGAACTTTATGGAACAGAGTTGTAACATTGTTCAACCCTTATGCGGAAAAAAGTGTATGTAACTTTAACACACAGAGTACAGCAGATATGGCATATCAGTTTGCTGATGCAATGATTAAGGAACGTAATAAGACAAAGGAGGAATGATTATGATGCACACATGGTTTGAGTGTAAAATTCGTTACGAGAAAGTAATGGAAAACGGGATGAATAAAAAAGTCACAGAATCTTATTTATTTGATTCTTTATCTTTTACAGAAAGCGAAGGAAGATGTATTGAGGAAATGACACCGTTTATCAGCGGTGAATTTACTGTTTCTGACATAAAACGTGCCAACTATTCTGAGATATTTTTCTCAGATGAAGAATCTGCTGACAGGTATTTTAAATGCAAGTTATACTTTATCACATTGGATGAAAAAACTGGTGCGGAAAAGAAAACATCCACAAACATTCTTGTTCAAGCATCCGACTTGAGAGATGCAGTCAATAAACTGGATGAAGGAATGAAAGGCACAATGGCAGACTACGTGATTGCTTCGGTAGCGGAAACTGCTATTATGGATGTTTATCCTTATGAAGCAAATTCAGATGTTAAACCAGAATTTCCTAATGCTTAAAAATTGACTGATATGGAAGACTATATTTCAGACTGGTTCATCCCGATGGACTTCGGTAATGATATGCCGGCTGAAGAGCCAGACGGTGAAGATAATTTCAATTTTGATTAAGTGTATTTGTTTACATGCCTGCTCTATTTATGAAGATAGGGCGGGCGAAAATGGGGCGTTTGGCTGGTGTGACTAATGTGACGCGCGGCATTGTAGAGGAGGACAGTTCGATTCTGTCACGCCCCTCATAAATGTGAGCCACACATCAATGGCATGGGTTAATAAATAATGGTTGTGCCCCGGAGAATACGCTTCGGGGCTTTTAATTAAAAAGAGAGAATGAGACATTTAGAAGATCAGCTTCAAAAGGCTATTATTCAATATTGGGATTTTAAATACCCTAAATGGACGAAAAGGCTCCACCATTCTCCCAATGGAGGGAAGCGTAATGCTATTGAAGCTTCCAAGTTCAAGCAGATGGGTGTTCGTGCTGGATTCCCTGATTTGATACTGCTTATACCAAATAGATTCTATCCCTTTTGTGGTATTGAATTAAAAGCAAAGACAGGCAGACAGTCAGAGAATCAGAAAGCCTATCAAAAGGAATTTGAGAGTATTGGGGCAAAATATGTTGTTGTCCGATCATTGGACGAGTTTATTAAAGTGGTGGATAATTATTTGAAAGATATTTGAATTTTATTTTGGTGTTTTGAATTTGAGTTGTATCTTTGCGGTGAAAAGTTCGCCAAACTTTGATTTTATATAGCATATCGAAAGTGGATATTTTTATATCTACTTGACAGCTTTTATCGCAAAGATATAGCCGTTAGTTTTCCCTACGGACTGCTTTCGTTATGCGAATTTAGTCGGAGTTTGGCGACTTTGGGAGGCTAACGGCTTTCCTTTTATACATAACTCAAATTTCATCGTATGCCAAACTCCATGAAATTAGAGCAGAAGCGAAGTACAGTAACTTCTACATCTACGTTATCGGCTAACGTAAAAGCCATTTTCATGTTATTAATGCTAGTACTCACTATCATTAACCCTATCTTGTTTATAATTCCCTTTTTATTGTGCTTTATCTCAGTGAAGAAAGGAGGTCTTCTATGAAACAGTACGACTTCACTTCATTCAATGAGATGCTAAACAATTTTATTACCCCTGAGGAATTAGCAAAGAATATCGTGCAATTACTCTTTAACTACGCTTCCATTGTTGACGAAGAATCATTGGGGCAGTTTAAAGATGATGTAGGCACGCTGTACATCATACACGAGGAAATAACCAAAATAAGATAAAAATATAATTAACCAAGTGTTGGTAGCCTTATACAAGGCTGCCACACCTCTTATATCATAAATCATGAAAACAATAGGAGAAATAATGAATGAAATAGAACATATACCTAAATGCCCTAAAAGTGGGGAAGTCAATTTGCTTTATTTAATTGGAATAATGAAAAGTGGTCATGGGAAGAAATAGAAAATTAGGACTTGATTATTTCCCTATGGACGTGGATTTCTTTCAGGATATACGCATTAGAAAACTAATCAAGTATCAAGGCGGTAAAGCTGTAACTGTATATGCTCTCCTGCTATGTATTATCTACAAACAAGGGTACTACGTGAGGTGGGATGATGAGTTGCCCTTTATTATCTCGGAACAAACCGGGTTTGAAGAGGCGTATATACAGGAAGTCTTTAAATGCTGCCTGATAGTCGGGTTGTTTTCTAAAAAACTGTATGATTCTGACAAAGTAATTACATCGAAGGGGATTCAGGAACGTTATAAGAGTATTTGTGACCAGTTGAGACGTGTATGTCAATTTGATGAATTTGGACTTATTTCCTCCGAAGAAATAGGCATTTCCTCCGAAGAAATAGGCATTTCCTCCGAAGAAATAGGCATTTCCTCCGAGAAAAAGCCTATAAACTCCGCGAAAAGTACACAAAAGAAAAGAAAAGGAAATAATAAAGAAAACTCTATAAATAGAGTAAAAGAAAAAATGGGTTCTGATTTTGGAAGTTGTGATATACCCCTCAGTGAATTGCAACATGAGCTGTCAGCAGATAGCGGATGGGAAGAAGCAATAAGGCTTCATTTGTACCGTAACGGGATAAAGGTTTTCGACCATGATATGTTTCTTCTATGGCTTGACAAGTTCGTGATAAGCCTAAAAGCCGGAGGAACTATCTCGAAAGACAGGAAAGGCTTTATGGAGCATTTCAGAAACTGGATATTGACTGAGATAAAAAGAGGGGCTACAAATTTGTTTCAGGATACGAATGATGCTTTGCTGAAATCTTCCGAATGCAACAAGACATATCACAAATTCCTGTCGTATATCAAGAAACAAGCACCGTATTGTTTTTCCAATATGCGATTGCCTACGGAAGAAGAGTTTTTGCTTTTACGAGACAAATATGGGAACGATATGTTTAAAAACGCATTATGCACAATTGAAGGCAGAGTAGACATCCGTTCCAAATGGGATGTTTTGTATAACGCTGTTTTAAAACAATTTGAGTTTATGAAAGATGAAAAATGAAATAATACCGAGTGGAATGCGTATATTACCAAGAGATGAAGAATGTGAGAAACGTGTTCTTGGGACCATTCTAAGCGAGAGAGATACCATTTACGAAGTGAGGGATATCCTTACTGAAAATTGTTTCTATAACGATTTTCACAAACAGATATACAGGACTGTATTGGAGATAACAGATTCCGGAGGAAGGGCCGATGCTGTCAGTGTGAAATCAAAACTGGAGTTCTCCTATCCGGACTTTAGTTTATATGAGCTGGTAAAGATTTCAGGAATGTACACATTCGATCTGTATCAATACGCGTGCAGACTTCATGATCTGATGATACGAAGACGTTTTTTTGATATTGGGAGTTATCTTGACAGTAACGCTTTTAATGAGAAGGAAGATATTGCCGATGTCGTGCAAAAAGTGTCAGACCAGCTTGCTAATCTGTTCTCATCCAATTGTAATTCTATCAGCACAGTCAAGGAAAGCATAGAATCCGTGTATGAAACGATAAACCGCAACATGTCGGAAAAAACAGAATTGACAGGTACACCGACCGGATTTGACAAGATAGACGGGAAAACAGGCGGGCTTCAAAAATCAGACCTGATAATAATTGCGGGTGAAACAAGCCAAGGAAAAACTAGCCTTGCTGTAAGCATGATGAAAAACGCTGCAATAGCAGGTGCTAAGATAGCCATGTATTCAATGGAGATGAAGAAGGAACAGATTACGTCTAGAATCATTTCAATGATAAGTGGTATTCCTTCAAATGTTATACTTTACTCACCGCTTTCCGGTATGCAGTTGGAAAATGTAGACCGAGCTGTGGATACTGTATCAAAAATGCAAATCTATTTCGATGACAGGAGCACGTCCAATATCGACACGATAATATCCTCAATCCGTCAAATGAAATTAAAAAATGGGATAGACGGGGCTGTGGTTGATTATTTACAGATTTTGAATGTTAACATGAAGGGAAGCAACAAAGAACAGCAGATGGGAGAGGTTGCAAGAAGGCTGAAGAATCTGGCAAAGGATTTGGATATATGGATTATTGCATTGTCACAGATGAATAGGGATAATCTTAACCCTGTACCTACATTGGCAAGGTTAAGGGATAGTGGACAGATAGCGGAAGCAGCAGATATAGTCATGCTGATTTATCGCCCCGAGGTAAAAGGGAAACGTTATCCTGATGAGTTTTCAGACGTGGACACAAAAGGAACTGCCATGATTGATATAGCTAAAGGCAGGAATATAGGGCTATTGAAGTTTATCTGTGGTTTCAATGCCGCATCTACTCACTTTTACGACTTGAACATTATTCCCATATCAAGTAATAGCACTGAAGAGGATAACAATCCATTTTAAATATGGCAAAGAAAGTCAAACCGGAAATTGTATATGTCAAATGCCGGAACTGCAAGAATGCTTCGGACTTCGGGGACAATTCTGCGTATTGCAGGGCCAAAGGGCATAGAGTGTGTGCCTGTGACAGATATGGGCAAATTTGTAACAGTTTTAAAAAGAAAGAATCATAACGGAAAAAGGAGAAATTTATGAATACTGAGATGCAGACAAAGATACGTGAATGGGAAGCGGAACGCGACAGGAACCTGCGCTCCACTGTCCTCTTGTAGCCGCCAAATTCCAAAGATGGATTGACAGGGCAAAGAAAGAAAACGATATACCGCATTTCCAGCCCCGTGGCAAGATTTTCAACAAGAAAGCCTGTAGTTGATACTTTCATGCAGGAAAATTCATTATACGGCTTTAAAATAGATTGTATCAAATAAAATAATTGGTAAAAAATACACGATCATGCAAGGAACTGACAAACTGAATACGATAACCAACATCGTATTTGTCCTCACGGACGTTTTAGAGACAAACCTTCTAGAAATGCAGCAGCAATACAAGAAGGAAGGCTTTGAACTCAGACACGATTCAAAAAGAAACTTCAACACAGCCATAGCCGCGATAAAAAGATTGAAAAGTGATGTGAATCATTGTAGCGAATCCACTCAGGAAAACTTCGGCAATGATTCTGACATGGTGAATGCTATGTTACTCACACTGATTGACAGATGCGGTGATGATGACAACCTCGCTTATAAGATGTACGAATACATTAAATCTTTCCCGTCCAAACTGAATTTGGACCTGGATTTGGATAATGCGTTCAGTCATTTGTTTAGAAAATCATGAAAACTGCTGACGGTTATCCTGTGGTATGTTACGGCGCAAAAGGGAAATACGGTATACATCGCATCTGCCGCCGTTGTGCCATATATCGTAAATACGATTCGATTCCCGAAAAGCCTGCTACAGGCTTCATGGAATACATCTGTTGGGCAGAAGAAAATGCCAGATCTTTGAATAAAAAAATAATCAAAATATCAAAATAA